CTCGGCATCGTCAATCACTTCTCGATCCATGACCCGCTCCCCCTGTACTTCCGATCGTACCGATCGAGCGCCGCGAAGAGGTCCGGCAACATCGCGAGGTTGAAGCAGCGGATCGGGAGTTCCGGCCAGACGAGGAAGATCAGCCTGTAGAGCCCGTCGCGGTCCGGCCACGGAGCGGCCTCGGTCTGCGGCAGCGCGGTGCGCATCGTGAGCCAGTCCTCGACGCGGCAGCTCATGGCGTGGCGCATCGACTGCTTGACGCGACCGATCTCCTCGAGGGCGGCCATCGGGTCGCGCCGGTTGAGCGCCTGCTCGATCGGTTGCCACAGTGCCTCGAGCTCGCGCTCGCGGTCCTCGCGTGTGGCTCGCGTGCTCTCGCCGGTGGTTCTCATCGTTGCGGCCTCCCGGACCAGACGCCGCGGCCGTTGAAGCGCTCGCGGTGTCGCTTGAGCTCGGCGGCGAACTCGTCGTCGCTGAGTCGGTGTAGCCGGCGGGCAATGCCGACGAGGTAGCGTTCGTCCTTGCCGGCGGCGGTGTCGGCGAAGATCTCCATGGCGACGAGCCCGGTCTGCGGGTCGAAGCGAGCAAGGTTGGTGCCGATGTAGGCGCGTCGGGTTGGGGTGAGGCGGCCGTTGCGCGCTGCGTAGTACTCGGCGAGGCAGTCGACCGCCTCGCCCGCGATGTGGTCGACCTGGTCGGCCGTGATGCCACCGGTGGCGAGGTCGGCCTTCGCTGTGGCGAGCCAGGCGCGCCACGCCGCGTCAGGCGCGGCGGTCGGCTTCGGGTCCGGCTCCTGGGGTGGGTTCTGGTCTGCGTTCGTCTCAAGCGGACGTGGCGCGGGTCGCGGCTGCTCTTGCGACGCGACCGTGGTTGGTTCTGTCTCTGAGTCTGTTTCTGAGTCTGAGTCTGTCTCTGAGTCTGAGTCTGAGTCTGAGGGCGTTACATTACAGTTACACTGTAACGGTGACCCATTGTTACACTGTGACGCTGTGTTGAGTTTCTTCGCACGATAACGCCGAACACGCTCTTTCGATGTCTGCCCATCGCTCTCAAACTGCCGCTCAGTCCAACCGTGGACCTCACCGTCGTCTTCCAATAGATTGGCTCCAGTTAGGCAGTCGACGTCGTGCCTGGCCCGCCCAACGTCGACGTGAAGGTGCCAGGCTAGGTCCTCGACCGAGCACGGATACTGACCAGCCTTCCGTAACTCTAGGATCCACCAATAGAATAGCTGGGTAGGCTCTGGGAGCCGCCGGAGCTTGAGATTCCGGTTAGCGTCGACGTAGTGCCTGAACCATGATCCGTTTGTCGTCGTTGCCATCCCTGGACTCCCGTTTTTTCCGGTTACTCGGCGGCTGCCTTGGCAAACGAAAGCGCCGCCCACAGCTGGGAATCGGCATTCAACCAAGGAATGACGAAACTGTGAGCGGCGCTTTGGATTACCATTATCATTCCTTGGTTGTTTCGTCGATTCCCGAACCAGACGGTATCACACGGTTCGACGGCTGTCAAGTCCCGATTTGGTGCTCGGTCTGGATGATCTGGATGGACGCGGTCAGCTCAGCCCAGATGGCCTGGACTTGGTCCAGCTCGGGTCCGGACACCGAGACTTCGATGACGTTGGCGTTGACGGGGAAGCTGGCTCCGACATGGTTGAGTCTCTTCACTGGCATTCTCTCTTCCTTCCAGGGTTGTGGCCGGGGCAATCGGTTCCACTTGGCCTTTGCCTGAACCTTTGATGAGTCATAGGGTCCGCACATAGCGCAATCTCCGCAGTAAACGCAGTAGTCCCCGGCATCGTCCTGGGTCAGCTGGACGTGATCGCTCCCGCATTGGCAATGCGGGCAGATGTCCAGCTTGATGCGTAGCGCCGTGTCTCGAATCATCTCTACACCACCCTTCGCGCGGTCAGCCGCGGTCGTTGGTTGTTACTCGGCGACTTCTTCATACGTCGCCGCGAAGATGTCCGGCCTACATGGATAGAACTCGCCCTTGACGCCCTTGATGATGAAATCTCCGACACTGGCGATCATCGGACCCTCTAGCGTAGTAACCTGCCCGTAGGCGCCGCGAGGGCAATCCGAGGACGGCTCTAACACCGGGGAGTCGATGAAGGCGCAGCCGCTCCACGCGCGTATTTCCCCGCCGTTGTTCCCGTCATACTGTACGGCCTCGATCACCACGGGCTTCTTGCGGTACTTCTTAATCATCGCGGTCAGCATTCCTCGTTGAGGTACTTTTTGGCCGCGTCGTACTCGGCCCAGAAGTCCGTTAAGTAGTGTTTCCTCATCGGACCCATTGACCCGCCGAGTATCTTGGCCAAGTCGGACCCACGTATGCTCAGCCGGGAAATGATGCCGTTTGCCAGCTCGACCTGTTGGCGTAGTCCAGTTATCTCGGCACGATAGGATCGGATCTCTTTGTCCAGTTCCTTGTCCTCCCACATGGCGGGATAACTGAGCCCGTCTGGCGGATATTGGTTCTCCATTATTCGTCCCCTCCGTTGAGTTCGTTCGCGCACAGCGCCGCCAGCGAGAGCAGGACGGCGAGGATCAGGCCGAGGGCGAGGCTCACAGCAGGACCTCCTGTGCCATGCGCTTGGCTGCGATCTCGCAGTACCGTTCCTCGATCTCGATACCGATGGCCTTGCGGCCTAGATCCTTCGCTGCGCGGAGAACTGGACCACTCCCCATGTATGGGTCGAGAACGACGCCGGGTGGGGTCCACTGCAGCCCGAGCACCCAAGACATGAGTGCGACCGGCTTTTGCGTCGGGTGGCAGAGGACTTCTGATCCGGCCCTCATGCACCCGTTCCACAGGTATCTGAACCGGCGAACACCCTTAACGAAATTGGTCCAAGCAAGCTCACAGGTTGCTTGATCGATCCCGTCTGGCCTCTCTTTGTCCCACACAAGCCATCCAGACGTTTCCGGCAGCTTGGACGCGAAATAATTTGCTCCCCACAGGACACACGGGAATCTGAGAAGGTGTGATGGGTCGAACTTCTCCGAGTCTCCGTAAACGGGCGGATAATTATTACAGGATGTCAACCCATCCCTACCTCGCGTCGCGTAGTCGGTGGGGTGCGAGATTCCATACGGCGGATCGGTCAGCACCAGGTCGACCTTCGGCAGCAGCGGTAGGATGTCCCGGCAGTCCGCGTGGTAGATCGTGACCGCGCTGTCCTGGTAGTACGGCGGCGGGAGCGTCATGGCGACTCCTTGACGAGGCCGATGGCGAGTAACATCACGCCTCCTCGATCTCAACGACCAGGCGGCCGCCGTCCACGGGCAGCTCCCGCACGATGCGTAGGTCGTCGATGTCTCCGTCGTCGCGGATCACGCGCGCCTTCTGAATCGAATCACAGGCGGCCTTGAGTAGATTGTCGAGGTCCCTACGCCTGCGGTCTGGCGGGTAGGCGTGGATCACGACCGCGAGCCTGCCATCGATCTTGGGTAGCCGCGTGGCGCGCACGATGTCCAGCACGCGCTGCTGGTACTCGCGGCCCGCCTTGCTGATGAGCACGCGGCGCAGGCCGTTGATCGAGACGTGCCGCCTGTAGTGGTTCTCGGACGGCGGCCAGGGCAGGACGAGGCGGATCACGGCTTCTCCTCGCTGGTCAGGATGTCCATCATCACGTCGCGCGCCGCGTCAGCCTGCTTCTCCGTAGCTGGACCTTCGACTTCGATCTTGCCGCCGCCGCCTTTCACATGGCGGCGGTCGATCACGATCTTGACGAACGGCAGGCCGAGCTGCTTCGCATGGCCGAGCGGTGTCAGTTCGCGAGTCACGGCTTCTCCTTCTCGGCCTGCATCTTCTCCCAGCACTCGGGGCAGTAGTCGCGACCTCCAGGCTCGCCGCAACGCCAGCCGTAGCCGCGCAGGATCGACCGGACCATGTGCGCTCGCTCGGGAGCCGCCGGCCAGCAAGTCCTGCCAGTGGCCGCGCACCCGTCGCACCGTATCTCTGAGTAGATCATCGCTTCCCTCTCGCCGTCTCGAACGCAGCATTCACCAACTCTGCGAATTTCTGCCGCTGTGCGGCCCTGGCGGCGCCCAAGGCGGCGTCCCTGGCGGCGTCCCTGGCGGCGTCCCAGGCGGCGTCCCTGGCGGCGTCCCAGGCGGCGGCCCTGGCGGCGTCCCTGGCGGCGGCCCTGGCGGCGTCCCAGGCGGCGGCCCTGGCGGCGTCCCAGGCGGCGTCCCAGGCGGCGGCCCAGGCGGCGTCCCAGGCGGCGGCCCTGGCGGCGGCCCTGGCGGCGTCCCAGGCGGCGTCCCAGGCGGCGGCCCTGGCGGCGTCCCAGGCGGCGTCCCAGGCGGCGGCCCAGGCGGCGTCCCAGGCGGCGGCCCTGGCGGCGGCCCTGGCGGCGTCCCAGGCGGCGTCCCTGGCGGCGTCCCTGGCGGCGTCCCAGGCGGCGGCCCTGGCGGCGTCCCTGGCGGCGGCCCAGGCGGCGGCCTCGGCGGCGTCCCAGGCGGCGCCCCAGGCGGCGTCCCAGGCGGCGCCCCAGGCGGCGGCCCTGGCGGCGTCCCTGGCGGCTGCCCTGGCGGCGGCCCTGGCGGCGGCCCTGGCGGCGTCCCAGGCGGCGTCCCAGGCGGCGGCCCGCTTCGACTCGTCTCCGGTTTCCAGATATTCGCGGACTATTTGTGGAGCATCCCAAAGGTCGATTACCTGTAGTGCGCACCACCTAGCGAACTCTAGCAAGACATCCGTGGCGTCGATCGTCGCGACGATCTTCCGCCGCCGTCCGCACCACTTGTCTACAGGATCGCCGTGAGAAGTAAGATCACCGTCAAGATCGACGCGGTGCAGAAATTTACTAGTAGCGTATTGCAGCGCGTCGAACGGGTGTTCGCTCATGTGCAGCCCGGACTTGCACGGCACGACAGGGCCGTCGTGCTCTAGCCAGTCGCCGACTGCAGGAACGGGCCGCCCGTCGCGCAGCGTGTCACCTGTGAAATGGTATCCGATCATTGCCTACCCCCTCTCGCCGTGCGGATCATCGCTGTTGTGGTAGTCATTCCGTCTCGCCAGGTAGAGGGAACAGTTCCACCTGCGTTTCGTACAGGCGCGCTATCTTTTCCTTGTCGATGAAGGCCCGCAGCGCACGCTCGCACTTGGCGTAGACCTCATATTGGCCTACGGTGCCGGTGACGTGGGCTGTCATGATGAACCGATAGAACAGAGCGGCTCCAGACTCGGTGTGTTTGTCGAGTACTGCCCCGGTGTTCAGGCGATCGCAGAAGTTGCCTATTTCCTCACGATCAGCCGAATACCAAGCACGCGCAACAACGGCGCGGACCACAACGATAGAGTGGCGACCGAATGTCAGGCAAGAATTGGCAAACTGGATCGCATCGTAGTTCTCAGCGTAGAGTTCAACCAATTCGCTTGTGGTCAGGGGTAAATAGCTGGTATTGAGTCCACGGTGCATCGCAATAACAACCGAACCGTCGTGATTCAGCACACGTTCGAATCGCCCGTCCAAGCGCAGAACATCCGACGGTGTCCGCTTCCTGTTCTGATCTAGAACCCTGCGTACGTCGGCGGCGATCCCCGACAGTACCATCATGCGTACAGTGATCCCCGCTTTGATGACAGCAGCAAGTCGGTGCTGCCCATCGACCAGAACGCCGTTGTGATCGAGCATGATCGGGACGTCCGACACCCAGCGGCCGGCCTTCATGTCGCGGGCCAGCCTCTCCACCCATACTTTGCTAATATGCCTGTTGTTCGGATTGCTGGTGTTGAGGAGAATCTGTGCAGACGCCGGGGTAATATTTCGGTACGTGCATCGCGACTTGCTGGGCATTTTTACTCCATCCTTTCGTTGCGGATTAGCTCCATCATGATCTCCGACATCTTCAACAGCACGTCGTGCGGGAACGACGAGAGAAGTGCGCGCGCCATGTTGTAGGGATCGCGCGGTAGTGATAGCGTCGTGCTCTCTGCCGGCGGGAACCCCATGCGGACCGGAGTTGCCGGTTTGAGTCTGGACCGCGTCGTTTTCTTGGTCGCTTTCCCTCCCTTGGTCTTGCCGATCCGGCTGGTATTCATGGTGGTCTCGGTGCCGTGCTTGGTGCGGGTGCGGCGGGTCTGCGGTTCTGGATCACTGGTGATTTTCACCAGTGAGGATCGAACATTACCCACCGTTACGTGATCCACCCTGCACCGTCTCGCGATCTCCCGGTTCGACCACTGCGCCCACTCGGGATCGTTGAGCAGCGTCAGCACGGCCTTCCGCTTGTCCTCATTCGTGCGCCGCGCCCCGTGCTCGGCGTTCGCCCCGACACTGTAGAGCGTGGCATCCCGCTTGGTCCCTTCGACCACCTTGGCGTCGAGCTGCTTCGCGTCGATTTTCTTCGCCGCGAAATACCGATGGAACCCGTCCGCCAGCCAGTAGGTAGCACCGTCGTGGAAAATCACAACTGGCGGGAGCGTGTCGCCATTGGTCATCGCTTCTGCGTACTCGGCGACAATTTGTAGGTTGATCTCTACTCGAGGCTGGGTGCCGCCGTCGATACGGATGTCCGACATGTTGACGCGCTCGACGCTGCTCATCCTCCTGGCCTCCTTGCAGTTTCGAAGTCCTCTCTCGTCGCCTTGCGCGGCGGCACCTCGAACAGCAGGCCGGCGGTCTGATCGCTGGCGGCCGGTTGATCTGCCGATCCGCCTAGACCATTCCGCCGGGCTGTTAGATCGCGGCCATGTCCTGGCTCGCACGCCACCTTGAACTCGACGAACTTCCCGCCAGTGACGTGGTCCACGACGTCGCGCCAGTCGAGCACGCCGAGCTTCCGCAGCTTCCGCGCCTTGCGATCGGCGCACGACTGCTTCGCCAAGCGCTGCAAGTCGAAGCTGCCGTACCAGCCGCCGCGCTGGATATGCAGCTTGAAGTCGACGCGGCCGTTGAGCGCGTCCCATGTGCGCTGGCAGTCGCCGGGGATGGTGATCGGATCTCTCACCACCACACCGCCATCACGGCGAGCGTGACCACGACCACGAGCGCCAGGGCTCCGAGCACCAGCGGCATCCCGCTCGGCGCCCGGCCGTTGTCCTCGTCCTCCATGGCGTGCCACGACGTCTGCGCGAATCCGATGTAGCAGCGGCACCGCAGACCGCCGGTGACCGAGTGATAGCGGACCTCCTCGCCGAGAATGCTGTCGACTTCAATGACGCGGCCGCACCAGTCGAAGTACCGGCGACCGGGGACGATCCTGATCTTCGGCAAGGGAGCGCCGTCGCTCTTGTCGCACCATTCGACCTTGGGTAGGGTCAACATTACTTTGCCTCCGTATCGTTTGCCGCCGGCCAGCGCGCGCTTAGCAGTCGGATGATTACGCCGACCGGCGGCGCTAAAGCCTAGTACCAGCCGGCGCGCCACATCGCCGCGCGGACCAGTTTCTCCTCGTCCATGAATCCGTCGATGGTGAGCCAGTCCTTCTCGGACAGCTTCGTGCCGAAACGCTCGTTGAAGCCGGCGCAGGTCTGGATCGCTTCCTCGGCTTCGATCTGCGCGAGCACGCGGTCCGCGTCGTAGTTGGCGATCGACTGAGCGCAGGCGCCGTGAACGGTGCCGCGGCAACCGCAGTCGTGGACATCGGGAGGGGTGATCATCGCGACACCTCCTTAAAACGGCAGGTCGTCATCGCTGACGAACGGCGCTGGTTCCGACTGATTCGCGGCGGCAGACGGAGCCGCCGCCACAGGAGCCGACTGCTTCGCCGCCGCCGCGGCAGCCCGCAGCAACGACCCGAATCGCGCCTGGAGCTGCGAGACCTTGGCATCCGACGCGCCCTGCGGCTGCGGAGAGAAGTCCTTAGGGTTGATCCACGATGCCTTGTAGGTGACCTTCCCCTGGTACTCGTCGGCCTTGACCGTGATCTGTACCGCGGTCTTGGGCGGCGGCGCGTCCATCACGGCGAGCAGGTTGCCATCCCACCCCAGCGACTTCGCGAGCTGCTCCATGGTCGTGGTGTTGATCGTCCCGTCCTTCTTGACGATGAAGAACATCCCGTACACGGTGTGCTCGTCGTACTGCCGCCAGTCATCCCATCCGCCCTGGTCGTTGAGCTGACCGAGAATCTGGAACTCGATGTTGACGGCCACGGCCTCGGAGTTGTCGAAGGTCCGGATCAACCACGACTTGGCGCGGGCCATGAAGATCCCCTCGCGGTCGAGTCGGTTACTCATGGCGCACCCCCAGGATGAGATCCCAGATCCTCGAGTCGTCGGGCGTCGTGAACGGCAACGACTCGCGGATCTTCCTGCTCTTGGCGATGTGGCTCGGAAGCTCGAAGGTGTAGATGGTCCGCGTGCCGCCGCCGATGCCTTTGCCGTCCTTCGCGGCGACGTCGTAGCCGACGAACAGGACATGGTCGGCCCACTGGATGACGCGGTTCCGGATGCTGGCCTTGCCGGACTTCGGCGCTTGCAGGTGCGGCTCGTAGCGGATCCAGTCGTCGCCGACCGGGTTCGGAACGTCCGTGACGCAGTCGTGCGCCACGAGGACGACGTTGCGCCCGAGGCGGACCTGGCGGTCGAGGTCGGAGAGCAGCAACATGAACGTGTCGAAGACGTGCTGCATGCCCTTGCCGAAGCCGTAGCCCTCAACGCTCTTGACATAGTGCCCCTTCTCGTGGGGCGTGTTGGCGAGCGTGTGGGCGGTCGCCAGCTCCTCTGCCTTCGTCGCCGTGTCGAGCACGACGGTCTGGAATCCGTCGAGGACGTTCGACTGGAGAACGCCGCGGAGATCGGAGAAGGTGTTGATGTCGGGTACGCGAAGAACGTCCAGCTCGTTCGTTCCGCCCTCGATGTCGAGGAAGACCGGCTTCGGGGCGAGAGCGGCGAGCGTAGACTTGCCAATACCGCCGGGGCCGTAGATCACGACCCGCTGCGGGGTGTCGAGCTTGCCGGACAGGACGGAGAACTGCTTGTTGGACGATTCGACCTGCGCCGGCGGCGCCTGGGTCTTCTTGCCGTTGACCGGAGGCGGCAGCGGCTTGCCTGTGGTTGTCATGGCGGTTCCTCTCTGCGCTCGCTCGCCCGAGCGCGTGGCGTACTCGCGCTAGCCCGCGAGCGTGGCATCCCCCGTCAGTTCGGGGTGGATCTCATCGGACCGGACGAAGCCGGTCGGCGTGTTCGTGTCGAGGTCGCGGTTCTGGCAGATCGACAGGTACTCGCAGCGGAAGGGCGAGAAGCACGCGCTCGGGTTGCGATACCAGTGCCCGGAGTTCTGGGCCGCGCGAATGGCGAGCTGCTGCTGCCAGACTTCCTCCTGGCAGTCGTCGAGGTCCCGCTCGAGGCGAGCAATCTCGATCCGCGCGAAGTAGTGGTCTGGTCGCTCCGCGATGTCTGCGGCAACGCGCGCCGCGTACTCGTCCGGCGTCTCGTCTTCCGCGCGCTGGTTCGCGTACAGCTTCCCGTCTTTGGTGTACTTCCTGGCCTCGTCTGGCGTTGCTTTGAGCGGTCGCAGCGCCGGGCGACGGGTCACGTCGTAGAGGATGGTCTGGATGTCGTAGCCGATTTCTCGCGCAGCGAGGACGTAGATGCTGAGTTGCTGGTCCATGTGCAGCCTGGTCCAGTAGTCGGCACCAGGCGCGAAGTCCTGCGACGTCGTCTTGTACTCCATGAGTGCGAGACGACCATCGGCGAGACGGACGATGCGGTCGATCTTGCCGGCGAGCAGCCAGATCGGCGTGGCGCGTCCGGTGCCCGGGTTGACGAGCTGACGCGTGAACTCCTGCTCACTCACGACCGGGTTGAGCGGCTCGTTCGCGTAGCGCCGGCAGTGCCCGTCGAACATCGCCGCAACCATCGCCAGGTCGTACGGATCACCGAGGCAGGCTTCCATCAGCGGAGCGGGGTCGCGGCCGTGGTCGCGAGCTTCTAGCGCCGCATGAAACGCAGCGCCGACGCGGATCGGGACGGAGTCCACATCCGGCCGAATGCCAAGTTCAAATCGGATGTAGTGCTTGCGCGGGCAGGTGCGGAAGCAAGCCAGCCTCGAATGGGTGAGGATCTGGCTCATGGTCAGACCTCCCCGCGGTCGATCAGTTCGAGATCCGCCGCGCGGTGGGAACCCTGTGCATATTGGAGGATCGCCGCGCGCGCGGCAGCGTATTCCGGCGAATCGCAGACGATCGCGCAGACGTGGGCTGCTAGTTGGCGGGCTATACGGTCGTCGACGGTGACGAACTTGGTGCAACACGACAGCGACCAACAGGAATAATCGAGGTTGGCGCCGCGCAGGTCGGCGCGGCTCAGGTCGGCGTCGCGCAGGTCGGCGCGGCTCAGGTCGGCGTCGCGCAGGTCGGCGTCGCGCAGGTTGGCGCCGCTCAGGTCGGCGTCGCTCAGGTCGGCGTCGCTCAGGTCGGCGTCGCTCAGGTCGGCGTCGCTCAGGTCGGCGTCGCTCAGGTCGGCGTCGCTCAGGTTGGCGCCGCTCAGGTCGGCGTCGCTCAGGTCGGCGTCGCTCAGGTCGGCGTCGCTCAGGTCGGCGTCGCTCAGGTCGGCGCCGCTCAGGTTGGCGCGGCGCAGGTCGGCGTCGCGCAGGTTGGCGTAGATCAGGTCGGCGTCGCGCAGGTCGGCGCCGCTCAGGTTGGCGCGGCTCAGGTCGGCGTCGCTCAGGTTGGCGTAGATCAGGTCGGCGTCGCGCAGGTCGGCGCCGCGCAGGTTGGCGCCGCGCAGGTTGGCGCGGCACCCGCCAACGCCGGAAATCCACGCGCAGTGATTGGCGAGAACGGCAGGTATGTCTACCGCTGCGGCCGCCGGCGCCCCGGCCGGAGCCGAGAGGCCGTCACGCACCGGCCCCCGCGTGGGGGCGCCGAGCGGCACGTCGCGGTTGGGGGAATTGACTTGGCGAGTGGAATCGTCGAAGGTAGACATGACGGCCTCCTTGAGGTTGTCGTGGGGCTCGCCGTATCCGATGTGGTGTTGGGCGGCGAGCCCCGGTTGTTCTCCGCGTGCCACCGGCAGGCGGCTCCGCTCTTCTGCTTCCTCCTACTTCCCGCCGGCCGACCTGCCGGCGAGAGATTGTGTGCGGGGGCCGCCGGGGTTGGGGGAGGAGGGGGAGATACCTGGCAGCCCCCGCTGGCATCCGTGCCGCTGAACGCGCGCGGATCTGTCCTCCGATCAGTCGATCAACTCGCGCCAGTCCAGCGAGAGCGCGTCGCCGATGCGCCTGAGCGCATCGACGGAGAGCCCTCGGTTGCCTCGCTCGGCGTCGCTCAGATGCCCGATCGACACCTTGGCGCGGCCGGCTAGTTGATTGAGCGTCAGACCTGCGGCCTTGCGGGCCGCCCGGATTCTCGTCTGGTATCTCGTCGTCTTCATGGCAGACACGCTACGCCTCTCGGATATTATCGTCAAGAGGAAAGTTTGCTTTAGCGGAAAATAATTTCGGCGCCCCGAGAGGAGCGCCGAGATTGAGACCGCATGCTGGCCGCCTACCTGAATCGCCAGCCGATAGGGCGACCGGCGACGAGTTCGCCAGGCTCCCACTGACCGCCGAGCAGCGCGAGAATCAAGTGTCGGCTCGCTCGGTCCATGCCGGTACCCCGAGTACCAGACCGCCACTCCGAGACCGTCGATTGCGACCAGCCGCCGCGAGCGGCGACCGTTTCCTGGGTCCCGCGCAGCAGGGAGATTACCTCCTGCGGCGATGCGTGGAGAATCCAATCGGCGATTGCTTGCTCGGCTGCGTGAGCCGCAAGCCACGTGGTCGGCTCATCGCCGCTCGCGATCAGCGTTTCGCCTTGCGAAACCTGCCAGCAGCACCGTGAATTGTCTTCGTCGTCGAAGGCCGTGCCGTGGATGAAATTGAATTCTCCGAATACCGCGTAGTTCTCATCGGTCTTGGTGTCTTTCCGCCAGCGAGGCGGCATCTGAATCGTCGTTTCGTTCGTCATGGCTGCCTCCCTAGTTGGCGGTATCATTCAGGTAGCTTTCGATCATCTCCGATGCGGTCTTCTTCGACAGCGGCTTGCGGTAGATGACGAACTCGTCGAGGTCGTGGTCATGTCCAATCTTCGTGATGAGCCCAGCGAGAAACCAGCACTGCCGCGAGGTCGCCGGGGAACCGCGACCAGTGACTTCCGCCCTCGCCGCCGCACTATCCAGGATTCCCGCTGCTTTCTTCTGGGTCATCATTTCTGCCTCCTCATTCGGCGTTCGGTTATCGGTGACACATATATAATATCGTCAGGCGATATACCTGTCAATAGGGAAATATCGCCTGACGATGATTATTTTTGGATGTGTGGTAAGTCTGCTAATCTCCGACAGTTACGTCGATCGCCAGGATGGTCAGGAGCATCGTGGTCGGCACCACGATCGCCGGCCGCTCGTACCACCGAGGCCGAGTCTCCCGCTCGTGGTCGAGGTCAAGCGTCGCCCAACGAAGCGCGACGGCGAGGGAGTCGACCCGGGCGCGGGCGGCAGCGGCGGCGATGGCCGCCTCGAGGCGTAGCACGGAGACGGTGTCGCGGAGCGCCGCGCGGGTCCGGAGCCGGTCGGCCAGGATCTCCTGGAGCTCGCCACGGGCGACCGGCCACCGCCACGCCCCGACCGCCTGGACGCCCAGGACCGCCGCTAGGCCCGCGTCAGGACCCGGCAGAGTGTCCGGCGTGGCCGGCGCCTGCGTCGCCCCTGGCGTCGCGCAGAGCGTCAGCGACAGCACCAGGGAGATCGTCGCGCACCTTGTCGAGCCCATCGTCCAAGTCCTCCTGGAT